CGGAGCCCAGACAAAGACGTGGCACCACATGAGCACCACGCCAGACTACCGGCGCGACCACAAGCGCATGAACGGCGAGACAGTACCCATCGACGGCAAATTCAGCAACGGCCTACGCTTCCCCCGAGACCCGGACGGGCCCGCAGAGGAGGTCATTCAGTGCCGATGCGTGATGACGCCGAACTTTTAGGAGGTAGAGAAATGGATTTCACCCCACAGCAAGCCGCAGAGGCGGCCAGAAACGGCGGCATCGACCTCGATAAGGAAAAGATAGCCCCGGAAACTTTGGCCGCAGGAATGGCCGCAGAATCGGCCAGACACGGCACGAAAGACGCGGCGACCAACGTCGTCGCAGACGACCCGGTAATAGCGGCGAAGCTCGCGCTGGCAAACCTGCGTGTATCGCCGAATTATTACTCTCCCAAGACCGGCAGAGAGGCGTGGGAGAAGTCCCTCACCCGAGGGGCAAAGAAGCAGGGCATCAAAACAGAGTACAAGACCCTGCTGTTCAACGTGGACGACTACGACGAGGAGCAAGGCATCTTCTCCGGGTATGGGGCCGTCGTTGGAAATATCGACGACGGCGGCGACATCATAGAGCCCGGAGCCTTCACGAAGACAATCGCCGAAGGATGGGAGCGCGTAAAGATTCTGGCGCTCCACAATGACTGCTGGCTCCCCATTGGCCGCCCCATTGAACTCCGAGAGGACGCCAAAGGCCTGTTCATCAAGGCCAAGGTAAGCGACACCAGCATGGGACGCGACGTGAAGGTGCTGCTGAAAGACGGCGTGCTCAACGAACTTTCCATCGGCTACGACCCCGTCGTATTCGATTACGACGAGGCATCCGGCACCTCCGCGAGGTGAAGCTCTGGGAAGTTTCCATTGTCACATGGGCCATGAATCCCGAGGCCACCATCACCGGCTACAAGGCAGCCGAGGCGGCCGACCGAGCGGCGAAAATCGTTTCCGACGCCGCGAGCGACGTAAAGGAGGGCCGCAAAATCAGCAGCGCCCGCCTCAAGACGCTCAAAGACGCGAGCGAGACCATGAAAAAGGCGGCCAAGACCCTCGACGCCCTCATTACCGAGGTCGAAGGAGAAAAGGCGGCCAGCCGGAAACCGCAGGCCAAACCCGCAGCGTCGCGGGCACAGAAATCGCAGACACCCACCATCGAAATCACGTTCTGATAAGGAGGACAACAACATGAACAAAAAGAGCATCCCCGGCGCGAAGTCTATGAAGATGAGCGCAGACGACCTCAAGGAAATGGTCAAGCAGGCCGTCAAGGAGTGCCTCGGCGACGAGGAGAAAGACCTGACCGAGCAGGACGACCCCACCCTCAACGAGGGCATCATGGATGTCATCGAGGCCGCCGTTGAGGCAGCCACCGAGAAGCGCAAGGCCCGCAAGGAAGCTGGCGAGGAAGTCAGCGAAGACCTGACCGCAGACGAGGTACTCGCCGAGGCGGCCGCCATCCTTGACGCCATGGAAACCGGCGACGACGAGACCAAGGCCGACGACGAGGAGACCGAGGAGAAGGAGGACGACGAGGAGGCCGAGGCCAAGGCGGCCAAGGCCACCAAGAAGCGCCAGACCAAGACCCGCGCCGCAGCCCCCGCGCAGCGCAAGTATTCCGACATCTACATGGCCCGCGCCGCAGCCCGGCAGCAAACCGAGAAGAAGAAACTGCCCCCCGAGGTGCAGCTCGCCCGCGCCGTCAAGTGCCTTGACGTGTTCGGCCGTCACGACCCCGAGGCCGCAGCCTTCTACGCGAAGAAGCACTACGGCGACGAGGATATGGCCCGCGAGTTCAAGGCCATGTCCGTCACTAACCCCACCGCTGGCGGCTTCCTCATCCCCGAGATTTACCTCGACGAAATCATCGAAATGCTGTACGCCAAGACCGTCATCTTCGAGCTGGGCGCTCGCAAGGTGCCTATGGCGAACGGCAACCTCAACATCCCCAAGATGACCTCCGGGGCTCGCGCAACGTGGGGCGGCGAGGCTCGCAAGATTGGCAAGACCCAGCCCACCTACGGCAACATCAAACTGTCCGCGAAGCGCCTCGAGGCCATCGTGCCACAGACCCGCGAACTGCTGATGAGCACCAACTACAGCGCCGACGCACTTTTCGCCAATGACCTGACCCGCCGCATGGAGCTGGGCCTCGACTTCGGCGCGATGTTCGGCACTGGCGGCGAGTTCCAGCCTCTCGGCATCACCGCGAACAAGGATGTGCAGACCGTCAACGCGGCCAGCCTCAACGACACCAACCTCGCCTCCGCAGAGGGCAAGCTGACCGCCGATTTCCCTGTGTGGCTCGTTTCCACCGTCATGAGCAAGAACGTGGACGACCTCGCACTCGGCTGGACGTTCAACTCCATGATGGAGGGCTACCTCAAGAACATCAAGACGACCACCGGCGACTACATCTACCGCGAGGAGATGAACGCGGGCAAGCTTCTCGGATTCCCCTACAAGGTCAGCAACCAGATTGCGACCGAGAACAAGAAGACGAGCATCATCTTCGGCAACTGGGCAGATCTTCTCGTGGGCGAACAGCTTGGACTCGAGACCTACACCACCCTCGACGGCTCTTGGACGGACGAGGAAGGCAACCAGCACAACGCATTCGAGGAGAACCTCGCCGCGACCCGCGCCCTGATGTACGTTGACATCGCGGCCCGCCATGCGGAGAGCTTCATCGTTGTCAAGAATGCGCTCATCGTTTAAGGCGATGGGCGACGAAACCAAAAGGAGGAACACCCAATGAAAAGAGCAATTCTCAAGACCGTTAAGGTAGCACCCTACACCAGCGGCGACGCCATTGACCGCGAGGGCTTTCTTTCCGGCGTCATCGGCGTCAAGGTCGGCACCCCCACCGGCAGCCCGACCGCGCTGGCCGTAAAGGCCGTTTTCACGCACAGCGACGCCTCTGACGGCACCTTCACCGCCTGCGGTGACAAGCTTATCGTCCTCGACAAGGCCCTCGACGACGATGGAGCAGTCAGCATCGAGACCGATAAGGCGGGCGGTGAGCTCGTCAACATCGACTGCGATTTTGTCGGCTGCAAGCGCTACGTCAAGGCGACCATCAGCGTCGTTTGCACCGGCGGCAGCAGCGCGGCCTGCACGGCGACCGCAGCCATCGCCCTCGGCGACAAGAACGAGAACCCCGTGTAACGGAGGGAACGACCATGCCGAGAATCTACAAGGCCACAGAGCATCGCAGCCCTGCGCCGTCCGAGAATAAAATGGCGCGGCCTGTGGAGGAAACGAAGCAGGAAACCGGCAGCGAGAGCAAAGCGACCAAGAATAAGAGCAAAGGCAAGGGCGAGGGCGGCGAGTAGCCGCCCTCATTTCCCATGAAAAGGAGGTGACGACGCGCATGGGCAATTCGACAGTACCGGCACTCGCGCCGAACGCCCTCACAACCCTTGAAACCGTCAAGGCCATGCTCGGCATTGACCCTACGGACGAAAACGCGCAGAGAGACACCGTACTCGTCAATCTCATCAACGCAGCGTCCGCATGGGTAGAGCGCCAGACCGGGCGAAAGCTCGGCAGGCAGGTCTACACGCAAAAATACGTCGCCTCTGGTACGCAGGAGCTTGTCTTGCTCCAATGGCCTATCACAAACGTCGAGTACGTCAAAGACACGGCTGACGGGAGCACCATTTCGCCGTCCGAATACGACTACAGCGTGGACGGCGAAATCGGTGTCCTCTACAAAGACAACGGATGGGCATTCAGAGGTTACGCCGGCGGCCTCGCCTACGATTTCCTCTACCCAACCCGCTACCTCGAGGTGAAATACACGGCCGGGTACGTCCTTCCGAAGGACGCCACCGAGGACGACCCCTGCACACTCCCATACGACCTGCAAAACGTCGTTTGGGGCATCGTGCAGCAGGAGTTTGCCACCATGCAGAACGGGGCGCAGGGCCTATCCGCTTTCAGCATTTCCGACGTGTCGTGGACGTTTGACAAAGAGCCGCGCCAGAGCTGGCTCGCTACAATCGGTCTATATACCCGGTTATAAGGAGGCAGGCCATGGCGATAATCAAAGACACCGTGCGCCCAGAGTTGCAGCGCATCAAAACAGAACTTTCCGCACTCGGGAAGCTCACAATTCACGTAGGAATCCAAGGCACCGCAGGCAGCGACATTCTCACCATCGCAGGCGTCCACGAGTACGGGGCGACCATCCGGGCGAAGAACGTCAAGAACCTTGCAATACCGCTCGACAAAAAGAGCGAGGGCAAGAGCCCGCGAGACTTCCCCGGCCTGTTCTTCATCAGGGCGAAGGACACCGGCAACCTGTTCGGCGTCACGAGCGCTGGGAAAGAAAAGCTCAATTTCTTGTTCCTCCTCTGCCCCTCCGTTACAATCCCGGAGCGCAGTTTCATCCGGGCCAGCTACGACACCGGCCAGAGCGAGCTCGAGGCCGCCTGCCGGGCAGCGGTTGACCACATCATGCTCGAGGGCGGCACGGCGAAAGAGGCGGCGGAGATAATCGGGGCGCGGGCCGTGGCAATGACGCAGCAGTACATCCTTGACGGAATTGACCCGCCAAAGAGCGACATCACCATGAACACGGCGAAGACGCCTACTCCGCTTTACGACAGCGGCCGCCTGCTCCATTCTATCAGCTACGAAATCGAGGAGGGATAACCAATGTTCCAGTTCGCAAGACCAAGCATTCCTCTGGGCCTCCTGCATGACATCGTGGCGATAACCCCGAGCGAGACCTTCTCGCAGGCCAACGGAGGTCAATTCATTCCCGGCGCGAAACCGGCTGAAACGACCTTCAAAGGCGTCATCATGCCAGTCAACAACGAAGACCTACAATACGCGCCAGCAGGCACTTACACACAGAACAGCCACAAGCTCTACACCAACGGCCCGAGCCTTACCGTCGGCCAGCAGATACGCGACACCTACGACGGCAATACCTACACCGTGAAGCAGGAGCTCACACACGGCCCCATCCACCCAATGAAGCGTTACGTCGTCGAGCAGAAAGGAGTGAGCGCATCGAAATGACCTTCACCGAAATACGGAACGAACTTGTAAACAGCCTCCACGGGGCCCTCGGCATCGACGTTATTTTGAGCGACCAAGCCTCGCCGGAGCGCGACGTGCCATTCCTAATTTACAGCATCACGACGCCATACGCGCCAACAGGGGAGTTCGGGAGCCACTACCAGAAGCAGACCACCGGGAAGGACGGCAAAATCTACATTGAAGACCAAAGGCGGGAGCAGCCGTCGGCCACCTTCTCATTCACGGCCTGTTCTGAAAACAGATGGGCCGACGAGGCACACACCGCGTACATCTTCGGAGAAGACGAGGCCCAGAGCATTGTCGAAAAGGCCGTCGGCCACCTCCTGCACGGAGCGTACCACGACCTCGCGGACAAGGGCATCGTCATCGCGGAGGTCACCAACGTCGGCAACCGAACCACGCTCATCGTCGATGAAGCGGCTCGCCGCTACGGCTTCGACGTGAGAATCCGCTACACCAAGGCAGACGAGCGCCTCGATTCTGTCATCGAGACAGCCGTCCTCAAAGAAACAAAAAAGGAGTGAACACAATGGCGAAAGACGTTATCGTAGTCGTTAATATCGACGCGAAACCCAAAGCCTCCGAGGCGCTCGACATCCTAATCTTGAGCACCGCAGGAGCGAAGGACATCAAGACCTACCGCAGCCTCGAGGAAGTCGCCGCAGACTTCCCGAACAGCGGCGACACAGAGAAGACCTACCGCAAGGTTGCGGCCCTGTTCAATCAGGGCAAAACCACCCTCGCCGAGACCCTTATCCGCAAGGTGAAGGTAGGCGGCATCGCAGCGCCCACCGGCAGCGATGCAGCAGCCAAGGCGAAGGCCCTTGTGGAGGCCGTAGAGACAATCCGCGAGACCGACAACGACTGGTACATCCTGCTCACCGACCAAGACGGCGACGACGCCGTAAAGGCGCTTTGCGCATGGGCCGAGGGCACGGAACCCACAGAGGCCGAGCTCGGAGCCGGAGAGGAAGACCACCGCAAATTCTACTTCGGCCAGACGAGCAACAAATCCCTCGCCGTCACAAACCGCCGCTGCGCCCTCATCTGCACCGACAGCGCAAAGCTGGACGAGGAAGCGGACGCGGCCTACGTCGGCAATGTCGGCCCCTTCTATCCACAGAGCGTAACGTGGAAGTTCAAGCGGCCGCAGGGCATTTCTCTACCGAACTTCACGAACGCCCAGCGCGACGCCCTCGAGGAGGCCAACATCAATTTCCTCACGGACGAGTACAAGAAAATCTACGTCAAGAACGGCGTCTGCTGCGACGGCGAGTTCATCGATGTGCAGATGGGCGCGGACTATATCGCGCAGTACATGAGGGAGGAGCTTTACAGCATCTTCCTCAACAACGCCAAGGTTCCGTACACGGATGCAGGCTTCGCCCTCATCGCCTCCGGCGTCTTCGCGGCCCTCAACCGCGCCACCGACCTCGGCATCATTGCCACCGACCCGGAGAGCGATGCAGGCGTCTTTACCGTCACCGTCCCCAAGCGGGCCGATGCGACCGACGACGAGGCCCGGGCCCGCAAGATGCCTGACATCGTGTGGGAAGCGCAACTCGAGGGGGCTGTCCACAGCGTCAAGGTCAAGGGCACGCTCCGCGCCACACTCAGCGCGTAACCGATGAAAGGAGGAACAGACAATGTCCAAAGAAGTCACCACCTACGACCCCATGAAAGTGACCGTCAGCCTCGGCGGCCGTGTCATCACCGGCTTTGCCTCTGACGGCGTGATTACCCTCACCCACAACGAGGACGCCGTCACGCCCAACGTCGGAGCGAAGGGCGACGTCACCTACTCGGAGAACGCGAACAACAGCGGCACCGCAGCCATCCCTCTGATGAGCACCTCGGCCAGCCTCGCCTACATCCGCGAGCTGTGCGCCAAGAAAAAAGCCGTCCGCTTCTCCCTTTCCGACGTCAACGACGCGGACGCGATGCAGGTCAATGAGGAGAATTGCCGCATCCTCAAGATGCCCGACACCCCTCGCACCAAAGACCCGAGCACCGTAACCGTGAACGTCTACATCCCCGACCTCAACTACCGTTAAGGCGGGGATATAGATGCCCGGAAACAACTGGCCCAAGAGGCCCAAATCACTATCCGAAAGGGGATATAGAAAACATATGGCGAAGCAGAAGAAAGTCACCGTGAACGGCACGGAATACACGCTGCAAAGCGTTTCCCCCACGTGGTACTACGATACCAATGACGAGTGCGGCAATACCGGCAGCGGCAAGAAGAAATCCGCAGAGTACATGGACAGGATGTTCAAAAACTGCGTGATTGCCCCCGCAGAGGTGCGGAATCAGGGCATGGCATACTTTGACGAGCAGGAAGACCTCAAGGGCCCGGAGGCGCTCATCAAGGCCATCGAGACCTTTCTTAGAGAGTGAAGCAAGCATCGCCACAGCGCAGCGCCGGGCCCGGCGGCATAGAGAGTTCTGGTGCATGGTATTCGCCGGAAACGGCCTTACCTACGCAGAGCTCAAAAACATGGACTTCGCGGAATACCGCGAGGCCGTCGAGGCCCGCCTCATGTGGCAAGACGAATGGAACCCAAATAAGAAATAGCCGCCCTACCCGGGGCGGCTATTTCGTCGTATAAGGAGGTGGTATTTTGGCAGACGCGAGAGAGCTCACATACGGAATCAGTTTCAATTCCGAAGATGCCGTTAACGACGTCGAACAACTCGAGCAAGGCCTCGGCCGCATCGACGACGCAACCGACCGTGCGCAAATCGGCGCACAGAATTGCAGCCAAGCGATGAGCAGCATGGGCGCAGCGGGAACCTCCGCAGCCCGTGACGTCGGCTCGGCAGCGCAGAACATGGGCGAGCGGTTTGAGGAGGCCGGAGACGACATCGGCGACAAGTTCCGAAAGATGGGAGCACAGGCCGACAGCTTCGGCGCGGCCTTTAAGAAGACAATGGCCGCAGGCATCAAGGACGGCCAATCGCTCGCCAAGAGCTTCCAGACAGGCGTCTCCGGGGCCATCAGCTTCACACAAAAGAAGTTCACCGGCTTCAAGAACGATGTTTCCAAGGGAGCCAAGGCCATAGGGAACGCCTTTAAGCACCCGATACAGACCATAAAAGACAAGCTCTCCAAGGCCATCATCCACGCAGCCGACAGCACGGACGCCCTCGAGGACGGCGCAGGTGACGCGGAGAAGGCTCTCGACGACATGGGCAACACCGGCAGCGAGGCCGGAAACAAAGTCAAGGAGGCTATTTCTGGGGCTCTCAAAGCCTTTCTCGGCATAGAGGCCATCAAGGCGGCGGCATCGGCCATAAAGGAGTTTGCCACCGCAGCGCTCGACGCAGCCAAGGCCGGAGAAAACACGGCAGCCAAGTTCGACACCCTTTTCGAGGGCACCAACGCAGCAGCATGGGCCGACAACTACGCCGACGCGGTACACCGCAGCACAACGGAGGTCAAAGGCTTCCTTGTTGAAAACCAAGCGATGTATACCGACCTCGGGCTCACGAAGGACGCGGCCACAGACCTCTCGAAGATAACGACCTCGCTGGCCTACGACTTCGGCAACGCTTTCAAGATGGAGGACGCAGACGCGCTGGCCGTCATACAAGAGGGCATCAAGGGCAACTCCTCGGCCCTCACGGAGTATGGCATCAAGCTCGACGACGCGACCATCAAGGCGCAGGCGCAGGCCATGGGTCTCGGCGAGAACATCGACGAGATGGACGAGGCCACGCTCGCGCAGGTACGCCTCGCATCCATGATAGAACAGACCTCGAAGGTGCAGCAGGCGGCCATCAATGACACAGACGGCCTCACCAACAGCACCAAGAGCCTCAAAGGCATTTGGGCGAACTTCATGGAGGATGCTGGAAACAAATTCGCGCCCGTTCTTTCGGACTTCTACGGCGTCATCATCGACAGTTGGCCGACCATTGAGCCGATGCTCATGGGTCTCGTCGAAATGCTTTCAGAGGGCCTTTCGCAGGCGCTTCCCGTAATCCTCGAACTCGGCTCCGTCCTTCTCCCCGTCCTAACCGACGTACTCGGCACGGTTTTCCAAGCCGCGCTACCGCTCATAGACACGTTCGGCAGCCTCGCACAGGTTGTTTTGCCTCCGCTCGCGTCGATATTGCAGCTACTTGTCGAGACGCTCATGCCGCCCATAACGGAAATTCTGAACGTCATCATTTCTCTCATCGAGCCGCTTATGCCTGTCATCCAGAGCATCGCGGAGGCCATTCTGCCGCCCATTGCGGAGCTCCTCGGCCTCATAGCGCCGATTCTCGAGGCCATTTCCCCCGTCCTTGACGTGATAGGAAGCGTGCTAAAGGTCATCGGCGACACCCTCGGAACGGTCATCGGCTGGCTCGCAGATGGCGTCGGAGCCGTTGTAAATTTCTTCTCCGGCCTTTTCGGAGGAGCGAAAGACAGCAAGGATGAGATAACCGAGCTCAACGGAGCGGTCAACGGCCTTGCAGACAGCACGAGCCAAGAGACAAGCCTCGCGGTCGATACGTCGCAGTACACCGCAGGCATCACCGACGCAGCTACAGAGGCCAACGCGACGGCGCAGGAAAGCATCATCGAGACGAAGGACATCACCGACCTCAACCTCAAGACAATGGGTATAGAGGCCAACAGCACCTACTCGACAATGGCAATAGACGCAGAGACTGCATGGAGCCGCATGACAAAGGCGGCCGACGAGGGAGCTACATCTATCGTCTCCGCGTTCCAGCGCATCGCCAGCGCAGCCCAGAGCGTCAGCGGGGCCAACATCAGCGTGACCGGCACGAGCATTCCGGGCAACGCATCCGGCACGGACAACTTTGAGGGCGGCTGGACACGCATCAACGAGGAGGGCGGCGAAGTCGCATTCCTCCCGAAAGGCAGCGCCATCATCCCGGCCGACAAGAGCGAGCGCCTCATCAACGGCGCAGCCCAGAGCGTCAGCGGAGGCGGCGGCAGTTTCGCGCCGAGCGTCCAGATAACCGTGCAGGGCAACATGGACGGCGAGACCGCAGACCGTCTCACGCAGCAGATAGAAGAAGTCTTCAAGCGCCTCTACCGGGAGGCCCGCGAGGACGAGTATGACACCATGGCAATCAAACACGCATACGCATAAGGAGGTGACGGAGCTATGGCATACACCATCACGGGCCGCAAGTGCGGCACGGTCAGATTCGAGCCGAAGACTGTCGGCAATATCCAGACGGAGCAAGTCTCGATGTCGAGCAAAGTCACCTCCAACCCCATTGAGAGTGGCGGCGACATCAACGACCACGTCATCAAAGACCCGATGAAATTCACAATTTCCGGCGTCATCATCGGCGGCCAGCAGGCCCAGAGCACGCTACAGAACATGAGGGAGCGCCGCGACATTGTATCCTACACCGGCAGGAACCGCGTCAGCAACCTCGTCATAACAAGCCTCACTTTCGACGCCTCGGCCAAGA